TTGCTGGCCTCCCTCTGGACCTGGCCGAATGGGACCCAGGTAGGTCCGACTATGGCTCCAACTTTTGCATCTGTATGGCCGGTGACTGTCAGTGGATGAGATAGACATTAATGCGCAGATTCCTATCTCCATGCCATTTGTGGTTTGGCAGAAGGTGCTGGCGCTCGTGGCGAAGGACTCATGGGAAAATGTTGACCCGATAATGCAGGAGATGCGTAGACAGATTCTGCAATATACACAACCAGAAATGGAAAAGGAAGAATAGGATGGGTGGCTTTCTGACTAATGGCTTGCCTGCGATTGGCCAGGTCTGGCCAATGATGAACATGAACCTAGACACGGATTTCCCGAGAGGAGCGAATCCGCAGTCTGTTATGGGGACTGCCTTCCAGGTGGCGAGTGTTCTGAGTGAGGCGATGGAGAATCGTCAGACTGGCGGAGCAGGACATGCAGCAACCAGCCATACACTTGGGGGGCTTATCACGACGAGTGCTCTGACGACCCCTCCAGATGAGGAGTACACGTTTCACCTGACGAACAACATCGTAAATCAGGAATACCTGGAAGGCCGGTCTGTGGAATGGCCTTATGACTGGTCTGGTTGGCCTGCAGGCCACAACTGGCCCTGGCCATATGGCCGCCAGGAGGCGATGCTGAGAGAGAAACCCGAGGCAGGGATTTTCTCGATCACGAACACTGGTGGGAGAGGGTTCGGGATCATGAGTGCGCTGATGGCGCTGACAAGGATTAGGGTTGAGCCTGGACATATCTATTGGACCTGGAGGAATATGGGTCTTACTGCCCTGAATGGCACAATGGCGATCCTGTGGCATCTGTAAGGTTTTTTCGTGGACGGGTTTGATCATCAAACCAGCGAAAGCAATAATAGTCCAGAGGGCGAGCCGGTAGCACTATTCCCGGCTCCTCTGGAGATATTATTCAAGCCCAAGCGTCACAAGGTTATGTATGGCGGGAGGGCAGCTGGGCGTAGCTGGGGCTGTGCGAGAGCGCTGCTGTTGTTGGGTGCCCAGAAGGCAATTCGAGTATTGTGCGCACGCGAGTATCAGAACTCGATTTCGGACTCGGTTCACAAGCTGTTGTCGGATCAGGTCAAGAAGCTCAATCTTGAGCACATCTATGATGTTCAGGTTGCGAAGATTGTGTCGAAGCCTGGGATGGTGCCTGGAGGTCAGACGAGTTTCTCGTTCGAGGGTATCAGGAATAACATCAATAGGATTAGATCGTATGAGGGAATAAATTACTGCTGGGTGGAAGAGGCGAACAAGGTCACGGAGAATAGCTGGGAAATTCTTCTGCCGACCATTCGTGAGGAAGAGTCTGAAATATGGATTACATTTAACCCAGAGCTAGAAAAGGATTACACCTATCAGAGGTTTGTGTTAAATCCGAGTGATGATTCTTACGTCGCTAAAATGACGTGGAGGGACAATCCCTGGGTCCCTAGCACGATGATTAAAGAGATGGAGGATCTGAAGAAGAGGAATTATGACAAGTATTTGAATGTCTGGGAAGGCTATCCGGTACAGGTTCTGGAAGGGGCGATCTTTGCAGCAGAGCTGCAACGTACGCTGGCCGAGGGAAGGATCTGTAAAGTTCCCTGGAGTAGAGAAACTCCTGTGGACACGTTCTGGGATCTCGGTCGGAGGGACATGACCAGCATTTGGTTTGGTCAGCGAGTTGCAATGGAATATAGGATCTTGGAGTATTTCGAGGATTCGGCTCATGATATACAATATTACTTGAAATACTTGCAGGAAAAGGACTATACGTATGGCACGCATTACCTCCCTCATGATGGTAAGGCTAAGCGGCTTGGTGAGAAACGTACGATCGAGCAGTCAGTCCGAGCCGTCTACGGATCAGTTCGTGTTGTGCAAAGAGTGTCCGTTAAGGCGAATGCAATCAACGCTGCCAGGATCATCTTCCCCAACTGCTGGTTTGATGAAAAAAAGTGTGCAGAAGGACTCGACAGGCTCAGACACTATCGGTATCGAGTGGTCGATGGACAATTGAGCGATCAGCCATTACATGATGATGCGAGTAACGGGGCGGATGCCTTTATGACATTGGCGCAGTCAATCAAAGAACCAAGGGCTAAGAACAGGCTGGGAGATAAGCTGAAGAGGACGGTTAATGAGTTTGCTGAGGAGAATCCCTATCTAGGCTGGTTGGCGGGTTAAGGTAATGTCGGCGGCTCTCAGGCCAAATATGTCTACTGCTGTCGGGGATTTGACCGACCAGGTAGAATCAGGTATAGGAACAACTGGTGATCCGGTTGTTGATGAGGCAAGAAGGAGGTTTAATAGGTGTAGCGAATGGGAATCTCCGTCTAGGGAGAGATTTCTTGAGGATCTTAAGTTTTCGTATGGTGATGCTGATAATGGTTATCAGTGGCCTAATGCTGTTCGTCGTTCTCGGGATGTTGATAGCAAGCCCTGTCTTACTCTTAATATTATTCGCCAGCATAATCTACAGATTATCAATGATGGTAAGCAGAATAAATCAGAAGTTTCAGTCTTGGCTACCGGTGGAGGAGCCACAGCAGATAGTGCTGAAGTGTACCGGAACGTGCTGTCCGATATACAGTACAATTCGCAGGCCCAACTCGCTTATAGTATTGCGCGAGAGTTCCAAGTCTACGGAGGAATCGGGTGGTGGAGGCTTGTGACGAGGTATGTGAACGAGGATACATTTGATCAGGAGATCAAAATTGAACCTGTGCTTGATCCGTTGTCTGTGTATATGGACCCGGACATAAAGCAAAGGAACGGCAGCGACGCTCGTTTTGCACTCGTGTTCGATGACGTGCCACGAGACCAGTTTCGAGAGGCATATCCAGAGTTATCTGTGGTGATTGGCAGGAGCCCCTTTGGGGTTGGCAATCCAGACGATGACTGGGTGGCTCGAAACCACATTCGACTCTGTGAATACTTTCGGAAGGTCTATCATGAAGATACCCTGTGGAGCTTCATTGATCCGAGCGATGGACAGAGGAAGAACCTGAGAGAATCGAGGATGCCTCACCAGGTTCTGAGAGGTCTGAGGGAGGACGAGCATACGAAGTCGAGAAGAATCTGGGTGGAGGAAATTGAGTGGTATCTGATTGCTGGTGATGTGGTGATTGATGAGACGATCTGGCCTGGGAAGTATATTCCGCTGATTAGGTGTGTTGGTGAAGAGCAGGTAGTCGAGGGCCTGCTGGATCGGAAGGGCCATACGAGGGCTATGAAGGATGGCCAGCGGATGTATAACTACAATGCATCAGCGCAAGTCGAACTTGTGGCCCTGCAGACCAAAACTCCCTGGAAAGGTGCAGCGGCAGCGGTAGAGGAGTATGAACAGTACTGGAATAATGCCAATACCACGAACCATGCGTACTTGCCGTTTAATCATCTCGATGATGATGGCAACCCAATTCCTCCAGATGCACTACCAGCGAGGCTAGACCCACCGCCTCCATCACAAGCTTTTGAGATGGGTATGCAATCTGCATTTAACCAGATTATGATGGTTAGTGGGCAATATCAGAATCAGATGGGAATGATGGGCAATGAACGCACAGGTTCTGCGATTCAGGAGAGAATGGACCAGGGTGACACGGCGACCTATCATTTCAGGGATAATTATGAAACTGCTCTTGTTTTCACTGGTATGCAAATTATTGATCTTATTCCTAAGATTTACGATACTACTCGGATCATGATGATCCAGGCTGACGATGGGTCGATGACGGAGTTGATGATTGATCCGAGACAACGGCAGGCATTACAGGTTAATAAGAGTGTAGATGGAGCGATTATTCGTCGGATATTCAATCCCTCGGTTGGCAGGTATGAGGTTCGGGCCTCACCAGGTCAAGCATTTGGATCTCGCAGGCAAGAGACGATTCAGGCATTAACTCTGATCCTCACTCAGGCACCTAACCTGACTGGTATTATTGGTGATCTGCTGTTGAGCGCGATGGACTTCAAGGAAGCAAAAGAGGCGGCGCAGAGGCTCAAGAGGATGGTTCCCCCACAGGCTCTTGGAGAAGGTCCGACCCAGGTCGAGCAGACGCTCATGGGCCAGAATATGCAGCTCACTAACGCACTTCGTGAGGCGCTCCAGAGACTTGGAAAAGAGCAGTTGCGCCTGGCTGGCAAGGATCAGATGCGTGATATTGATGCGTATAAGGCAGAAACTGATAGGATGAAAGCCCTGCAAGAGCTTCTGCCGGAAGATCCGCAGGGATTGCAGAGAATTATTGAAGATCTGGTGAAAGAAGCAACACATACGCACTTAGTGCCAATCTTGGAGGCTAATAGGCAAACGATTATTGACCAGTCTGATGAGGAGAATGGTGGTGGAGGAAATGAGTCTGGAGAAGGCTCTAAGAACGATTCAGGAGGTGGCAGCAAGTCGCCTGTCGGAGATTCAGAGTTCGACAAGGAGGCCGCTCCAATTCCAGGAGCACTCAGAGCCCCAGATGGACACTGGTATATCCCAGACCCTACCACACCAGGATCACACCTTAGAATAGTTCCAAGAGAACAGGCGGACACATAATGGCCCGAATAACCTCTCGTGAACGGAAGGGGCTGCCGAGTAAGGATTTTGCCCTGCCAGGAAAAGGGACTGGTAAGAAGGGCAAAGGTCCTGGGAGTTATCCGATTGATACACCAGGGAGGGCAAGGAATGCTCTTGCTAGGGGCTCACAGTTCGCGAGTCCTAGTCAACAGCAAACGATACGGAGGAAGGTGAAAGCAAAATATCCTGGGATTAAGGTGAGCAAGTAAGATGGGCGTTGGGGCAGCTGCTGACTCGAATATACTGCAAAATGAGGTTGCGACACAGCCGACCGTGCCGCAGCCTATGCAGCTGGCCATGCTGACAGGCGGCTCGTCACCGAGTCAGCAATATCCGGTTAGTGCTGGTGAACAGGCACCAGTTGGTGGAGATCGGGGGAATCAACTGTCAATGCCGACTGGCACGGCTGGAGGAATGGCACCGGAGTTGCAGAACGCAAGTCCTGTTGCACGGGCGATTATGTGGCCAGAATCGAGGTTTCGGAATGTCAGAGAGGACAATGGCACTGGACCAGCTGATGGGTATTTCCAGATAGAGACCAAGAAGTATGGTGGAAGTTCGACCTGGGAAGAAAACGCTCCAAAAGTAGGTATTGATATTAACAAGTATGATGTTCCATCTAAGGCGTCTTATGCAGATCAGTGGAAAGTAGCACAGTCGCTGCCATTGAATAGATGGACGGCTGGAAAAAGAGGTGTGCTGGCAAGATGGCCAGATGCAGACCCGACGAAAACGGTTGGCGAATTGGATGCTATGTATAGCGGAGGCCCACAACCTTTTTCTGGGAAAATGCAGATCAATGTGCCAGTGCAAGGTGGTGCTGGTGTGACCTCGGGGCCAGCTTCGCTGGCCGGTGGAAATGTAGCTCCGAGTGGATATAACTCGGCGCTGGGAATTGGTGGCGGCCCGGCTGGGATCGAGGGTTCAATCGGCAGTCCATCTGGTGTTCCTCCTTCGTTGCACCCTGCTCCTGGGGTGCATCCAGAGATTGCGCAGCAGAGGCAGCCGGTGAATCCACTGGCGATGCAAGATCCAGTGGATATGAGGAAACTCATGGCCCTGAGCATGTTACGTTCCATGCTTGGAAGTGGTATGGGGTTTCAGAGGGTGAGTTATGATCCCTGGAAAGTGTATGATAGGTGGAAAGGCTCGGTTAGTGCTGGCATGCCAATTGGCTATGGTGGGATGCCTCAGAGCTTCCAGGCCACCAGAATAGGTTCACCACAGGTGCCAGCAGCTTATTCGCCAGGTTCACAACCCTCGTTGAGTGAAGTCCGCGTTTCACCTCCGAGGCAGAGGAGACAGCAGAGTGGAGATTGAGGAAATTAAGAAACAGGTTGGAAATGAACATTCTATATCATTGGTCATATTCAATGTAGATAAGAGTGCACATGTTGAACTCTCGTATGAGAGGATAAATAAGGAGGGTATTAGAATAGCTCTTCATATGCTGAAAAGTAAAACTGAGTGGGATAAACACCAGTGAGTGAGTATGTCGGTGATAATGAACTGACTCCGAGGACTGGTAATTTCTTGAATCTGCGTCCTGAGCAGTTTGTTGATCCGAATAACATGACTCCAGAACAAAGGTGGGCAGGAGAGGGCACGGCAGCTAGGGTGCTGGACGTACTGGCGGCACCGGGGAGGGTAGCCTTCCAACCATTTAAGGATCTGTATGAGGTCACTAATCGTGCAATGCAGGGAGAAAATCCGCTTTCGCCTGATATGCAACGCCTGGCACAGAGTGCTGTTGGGGGGATTGGGCTGGAGAGCCCGCTGGCGCTGAGAGCTCAAGGTCCTGGTGCGTTTGCTGCGTGGCACGGGAGTGGACATAGATGGGAACCACAGCCAGGTGCTCCTTATGGAGAGTTTGATCCGAGTAAGGTGAGTACGGGTGAAGGTACTCAGATGGAGGGTTGGGGGCTATATTCATCTCGTGCTCAGGACGCATCAAGTAATTATGAGACTATGGGTTTAGATCCTCATGGAGTAGTATCTCTAGACGGTAAGGATTTTGATTATACTCAAGAGCAAAATTTCGATCCTCACGTTTCATCCGCTATATATCATTATAATGAGTTTGGTGGAGATGTGTCGAAAGCCGCTAAAGCTTTGAGAGATATGCACCGTATGTCTGTTAGCGACATTACGAATTTAGCTTTACCTGAAGATAGAGAGTCAGCTAGAACGCTTTCTGAGATGTTCGACAAGGCTGCTGATTGGCTTCCAGCTAATGAACATAGATTGAGCTGGAGACCTCCTGTTATTGATCGCAACATGTATCAGCTCTGGATTCATCCAGAGCACGAAGAATTTCTTGACTGGGATAAGAAATTTGAGGAGCAACAGCCAGGAGTGCAAGAAAAGTTACGGAAGGTTTTTTCAGAGCCAGGTATAATGCCTTCTAACTATACAAGATTACGGTCGGGTGCAGAGGATATTAGTGATGAGAGTCTGCTATCAGGCCCGAATAGCCGCAGACCATTTTTGCAAAGTGCACTCGCTTCGTATATGGATAATAATGGAGATATGACTGCCGCTCTTAATCAAATTCGTAAAGGTGAAGGTAGATTTCCTTTGCAGGATCAGATGGATCGGCAGGATGCAGCAAACTGGTTACTAAAAAATAGAAACTATTTGACAATGGTAGATCCTCTAGAAGGCAAAACTGGTTCTGATTTGTATTGGGATCTATCCAGATCATTCAGTCCAGACGCCAGATCTGCTCATGCAGGTCATCGTATGGGAGATCCACGGCAGGCATCAGAGATGCTGAACGATTTTGGTATTCCAGGGAACACATATCTAGATAACTCGACGGAAAAGCTGTATAGACCTTGGTACTTGGATGGTCAGGAATGGATTTCACCAGAAGATATTAATCCGTATAGAGATAATTCAAGTCTTACATACCTTCATTCACCTTATTATATACAAGGGTTATTGCAGAGCGCTAATAATAGCCATGTTGGAATAGGTACTAGACAAGAAATTCTTGACTATGTTAAAGGTAATATAGCGGAGAGGATAGAGAAGCCTCTTACTGGACGTTGGGCAAGGATGAGTGTTTCAGATCCTCTTGGAGAGAATATACCTAATCCAGAGCTTGAGAAAGAAATGCTTCGTGGTCATTTGAATTGGTTAGACGAAAATGAACACAGGTTGACATTGGGGCCAAATCCGAAAGAGATTAGGAACTATGTGATCTTCCACCCTCGCCATGTAAGTGTGATTGATCGCAATGGTCAGAATTATGGTCTGGAGAAGGTTATGGAGAATCCGTTCACGGGCGAACCAGTAACTCCTGAAGAACGTAAGAGGTCAGAATGGCCCAAGTGAATCAGGCTCATGCCCACTGGAGGGTCCGAGAGACGGCCATAGCTATGGGGCACCAGCTCTACGATCATCTGATGCATGACAATGACTTCAATCGCATTTGGAAAGAGAGGTATCCAGATTTGAACTCGAAGCAAAGGGAGGAGTTGTTTGTGGCTAAGAATCTGTATAGGCTGTTACCACAGGCCCGGGCCACGCTTACGCAAATGCTGAACATGAGCTATGATGACGTGCTTAAAGAGCACATATATGAGGCATTACTGTTGGACGCCACGCTGGTACGAGGGAGGTCAAATTGAGCGGGTCAACTCAACAGCAAGATCCGGAACCACAGGTCGAAACACAAACCACTGAGCAGCAGACTACTCAGGAGCCTGAACCACAAACTACTCAACAGCCTGAGCCACAAACTACTGAACAGCAGACTACACAGGCCCCGACCCCGGAGCCTACTCAGGCCGACTGGCGAGACAAGCGGATTGCGACTCTTACCAGACGTCTGCGTGAATTGCAGGAAAATCAGGGTCGCCAGCAGGCGCCGCAGGCGCCACAGCAGCCAACACAAGAACAGCTGACAAACCAGCAGATCGAGCAGCGCGCGCGTGAGCTGTCGGCCGTGCAGGATTTCAACCGGCGCTGCGATGAGACCGCTCTTGTGGGACGAAGCTCGTTTGGAGAGAATGAATTTAACGGCAGGATTCAGAATCTGCAGAAACTCGTGGATAACTCCGACCCGGTATCCGTGCAAGCATATAACTCGCTGTTGCTCGCGGCAATTGATACAGGCGAGGGCGCAAAGGTGCTCCACGCCCTTGGGGCTGATTTGAACGAGGCACAGAGGATCTTGGCATTGCCACCTACGAGAATGGCAGCCGAGTTGACTCGGCGAAGCCTGAATCACGAGACACAAGTTTCGAGTGCCCCGAAACCAATTACCGCTGTTGGTTCTCGTGGGGCCACTCATGAGAGAATCTCGCCTGACGACGCCGACAGGTCAGATCACTTGTCAACTGCTGAGTGGATGCGCAGGCGCGAGGCACAGGTTAAGGAAAGGCAAACCAGATGAGCGAGCCGACGAGCATCTTCACCTGGAATGACGGGGGTGTGCCAGCACCCTATGAGGGCCAGCCTGATTTTCCTAATTGGGCTCTTCTGCCGAAACAGGGCTACATCCTTGATCTCAATGACGTGAGCGAGGATAATAGGTATATGTGTAGGGCTCTCTGGCGACTGCACGATAATCGGTGCCTATATCGAGACGTCACTGGTTTACGTAGGTGGGTTATTGCGGGAACCTGGCCATGATACTCGAGCAAGAGCAGATCGCTGATGGCAGGTTCTGGCAAGCGATCTTGGATGTGGAGATGAGGGACTGGAGACAGTGGTCTCTGGAGCATTTCCCGTTCTGGGACGTGGACTTTATCACAGGCAGAATGGAAAGTTCTGTGGGGAGCGGGCTCTGATGCCATACTACAGTGACATAAACAGTCTCTACATCCTGTATGTCGTTGCGAAGTACAAGAAATCGTTTCTGACATAAGGAGCTGGGAATGACTAAAGGTGAATACAGGGTTGGCATCTCGTTTAATCCCAGTGGAAATCATGCGGTTGATAGGGTTAAGCGGGATGTAGCTGATCTTATTGATTATCTTGATGCCTGGGCCAAGGAAAACTCTGGCGATAACTCTGAGGTTCATCGTTTGGTTGCGCTGGCACATACACATCTTGAAGATGCTGCTATGTGGGCAGTGAAGGCAATTACGAAACAGCCGAAAGAATAGATGTGCCGAGGCTACTGGGGGCCTAATCCCTGGGTGCTACTGGGAGCCATAATCCCTGGTTGGACTTAAACATGAACCTGGTCCAGTTCATAACCCAATATAGGACCTTGGGAAATGGCTAACTCACTGCTCACGATCAACATGATCACTCGTGAAGCTGTTAGGTTGTGGAAGAACACTAACGCATTTATCCAGAATGTGGATATGCAGTATGATGAATCGTTCGCAGTTGTCGGGGCGAAGATCGGCTCTACGTTACGTATTCGCCTGCCGAACGATTTCACAGTGGCCACTGGACCAGCACTGCAAGTCCAGGATACAGCGGAGCAATCAACGACTCTCGTGCTCGCTACGCAGAAGCATGTGGACGTGGCTTACAGCACGGCTGATCGGACGCTGAGTCTTGATGATTATAGCCGCCGAGTTCTTGCTCCAATGGTTAACAACCTGGCTGGAGCCTTGGCAGTCGATATTATGAGAGGAGCCGAAGGGGGGATCTGTAATCTGGTGGCGAACCAGGATCTTGGGTTCAATATGCTGAATCCGGTGGCCAGGACATATCTGGATGCGGGTGCGATTCTGGATATGAACTCTGCTCCTGTGGCGAACAGGAAGATTGTGAATAGTCCAATCACTGAGGCAAGAGTGGTGGGCTCGCTGGTTGGATTGCTGAATCCAACTAGTGAGATCAGTCGCCAGTACGTGACTGGTAGAATGTATGACGCTCTAGGTTTCATCTGGATGAAGGACCAGACAGTTACTGCTCACCGAGATGGGAGCTTGCCTCAGGGCTCAGGGGCTGTGAACGGGGCTAATCAGACAGGACTCGTCTTGTCGTCTCATCCACTCTCAGGAGACTTGAATCAAGGTGACGTCATCACTGTTGCCGGAGTTAACGCCGTCAATAGAATTACTAAGCAGGATACCGGCCTGCTCAGACAGTTTGTGGTCACAGCTCATGTTCCAACGGGTGCCACTACAATCCCCATCTATCCTGCAATCATCCCTCCAATTGCAGGACAACCCGTGCAATACCAGACGGTAACTCACGCACCCGCGAATGGCGCTGCGATCAATCCTACAAACGGCTTCGGACCAGGACAGGGATATAGGAAGAACTTCGCCTATGCACCTGAGGCCGTAACTCTTGCCACGGCTGACCTGGAGATGCCCAGGCACGTCCATGAGGCTGCTAGAGAGCAGTTTGATGGCGTGTCAATGCGCATGGTGACTGATTACTTCATTGGGACTGATCAGCTGATCACCAGGCTAGACATCTTGTATGGGTATCTGTGGATCAGGCCCGAGTGGGCTGTCATTGTGGCGGATGTGACTCCATGAATCTACGTGATCTCCTGACTCGTTTACAAGCCGAGCATCACCATGATCCACAGGGATTTGCTACGGTGACGCTGGCGATTAACGAGATCGAGAGACATGTGAATTTGCTGAATAGGCTGGGGCATGTATTCCATCTGGAATACGGCCCTGCCTATGATATACCTGAATGGCCCAAGATTTTGTTTCATGTTCATGCAGCCCCGAATGGTAGGATTGTAAATTCGCAGTGGGAGGCTATTGAGCTTGGTCCTGGGTGGTGGCCAACCTATGACGAAGCGCAGTATAAGGAGGGGGTGAGGTCGCAGTTTAGGGGTAGAGGTGGTATAGTGGATCGCACCCTGCCTATGCTGATGGATGGCCCGCCGATGCCAAGATTTGATCCTACGCTTCCGACGAGTAATACCGCTGGGAATAAGGAGATAATTGATGAGTGGAAGCGAACCATCCGTTCCGATGAGCCTGGCACAACTGACGGCCCTGTTGGAGCAGATACATCACAGCAGCCCTCAGAGGTTGCTGCAGGCGAAAGCTTTCGTGGAGAGCCTAGCACCGGGGCTGATAGGGTTAATGGGTCTGGGACAGAACCTGGGATTCCAGTTTATGCCGGAGAGGATGCCAGTCGAATTTCCGAAGATGCTGTTCAGGTGGGACGACTGGATAATAGTGAATAATGTGCATGAGGAACAGAGGGCGAGGGCAGAGGGCTGGATGCCTGCGGAACCACCAGCGAGACAGAAGCCGGAATTGAGGGTTGTGCCACCAACAGTGAAGATGCCGAGATGAACCTGGTTTTGATGCAGCGAATTCTAGAGTCTCGGTTTGCGGGTGATTATACACGAGCTGCAAGGATGAGGCACTTTATTGGGCTATTGAAGACAGCAGTAGATGGAATGACGGCCATAGGAGTGGTTTTACGGGTCGAGGCTGATGGATTGAATGAGAGTGAAATCAAGGATCATCAAACACCTGATATGTTAGAGTCTTTGGATAGTGCTATCAGGCAAATGACAGGAGGCCAGCATGGCTAGGAAATCGTTCGAGAAGAGCGTGGGGAAAAAGAAAACACCGAGCAGGGATACGGACGAAAAGGGAAAGGCAAGCAGGCATCCAGCCTTTGGGGGCAAGCCGTTCAATGGCCGCAAGCCTCCGAGGCGCAAGTGATGGAATGGACTGTCTTCGAGAGACAGCTCTGTGCTAATCCCTGGTGTATGAGGTTTCCGCATATCCATACGCTGGAAATCCTGATGCCAGAAATTCAGGAGCATCTCCATGCCCCCGGTATCGCAGCAGCAGCGCAAGCTCATGCACGGCATAGCGTCAGGGAGCATCAAGCCGAGAAAAAACCTGCCATCGCTGAAGGTGGCCCGAGAGTTCTCGGAGGCGGATCAACCGGGCAAACTTCCAAGGACAAAGTCTGATGGCAAAGCCCGTTCACACGACAAGAGAAAGCACAAGTAAATTGCGGCTGGAGCATCCGAACACAGAATATAGGAGGGCTGGTAAGCGGGTGCTCAAGAGTCCGTATGACAAGAGTCGTGTTAAGGCTCCGAAGCCAATCAAGATAGTTGCTGAACAGGAGAGTGAGTGATGCCTGGGCAAAGGTTTACAGTGTATGATGTGTTGGAAGCTAAGGGGGAGTTTAGGAAGAACCCGGCAAACCGAGATGCGGCTACGGAGACGGGTGAGCCTCTGTATGTAGGCCCTGTGATGTACCCTCGGATGATGTATCATCCTACGGGGGAGGAACGAGTCACTGTTCAGGCGTATACCATTGACACTCCCTACGGGCCAAAACAAGTCGGAGAACAACGTGAGATCGTCAATGTCCTCGTGATGAATGAGCAGGAAGAGAAGCATTATGTCTCGCAGGGATGGCATATGCACCCGGCGGCGAGTCTGAGGGCTGCTGGCAGGGCTGCGCCACCGGCAGGGCCCCAAGAGACTATTGATAGTCTGAGGAAGCAGATTGAGGAGTTGATGGAAAAGCAGAAGATGCTTGAGAGTCAGAAGAGTGTGCCGTCTGCTGGACCAGGGGATTCACTCCAGATTGCTAATCCCACAGCATCATCTACGGTTAATCCACTGTCGAAACCGGCAGGGCCGAGACTGTGACTGTAAAGATCTACGATGTTGGGACTGATGAATATCGTGAAGTGACTGAGAGGGATGTGAGGAATTACTATGATTTGAATTGGGCCTATGGACAAATTAGAATGGCTAAGTCTTTGTGGCCCGAGGATATTCAACAGTGGCTTGATGGCCTGCATGACCAGTTGGCGGAGAAAATGAGTGAGCCAGATAGACCCACACAGAACGACAGCGAGTGATTTAGCTAGCGCGGCCCTGCGGGACTGCGGAGCATGGGGCGTAGGGCAGACCCCGCTGGCGGAGGATATATCTGATGCCAAGGCTAGAATGCAGTGGATGATCCAGCAGTGGGAACGGAAGAGGTGGTTTGTTTATCACCTGGTAACGTATTCCGCAGTCGCGGTTCAAGACCCGGAAGGGCAACTGCAAGGGAAGCAGGTTTACACGATCGGGCCGGGAGGGGACTTTAACACGGATCTGAGACTGAATAATTTTTCGTCGGAATATAGTCAAGAGTTTCATCCGGCCTATCCAATGAGCACCAGACCAAACAAGATCGAATCAGCATATCTACGACAACTGGTGTTGAGTCAGCCCAACCAGATTGACTACCCACTCTTGCCAATTTTCAGTATGGAGGATTATAACAAGATCGCCCTGAAGGGATTGAGTTCGTTCCCTGGATATTTCTTCTATGATTCCTCGTGGGATCTCGGTCAGTTGTATTTCTGGCCTGTGCCGCAGGCGAATATCTATTCTATGCATGTGAGCGTGAAGGAACAGTTGCCTCCGAATTTCACGGAGGCAGCAAGTCAGATCGAATTGCCATACGAGTATTATAATGCGATTGTGCTGAACCTGGCCATACGATTGAGGCCAAAATACGGTATCGTCTCGATGCCCGGAGATACGCTGGCACTTCAGGCGAAAGACTCGCTGAATGTGCTGAAGAAAGCAAACTTCCAGATTTCAAGGTTGCATATGCCTGGTGATCTGGTTAGGCCACAACTGTATAACATATTCAGTGACAGGATGTACTGAGTTATGTTTCGTGGCCATGTTTGACAATCAAACCAAGGAGTACATTGTATGTCTGGAACAACCCGCCCTATGTATCCGACAGCCTTACAGTTAGGTCTGATGCCCGGCTTCGCCCTCCAAGACGGAGACTTGATTGCTAAGCTATTGACCACCTCGTCTGGTGGTTTCGGTCTCGGTGCCACAGTCGATCACAACATCGAGGGGACAGGGACAACGATTGGGGCTGCCAAACAACTCCAATCCTCGGTGAATATCATTGGCACAAACTCGGTGACCAATCATGCTGTCAGACTGCCTCTACTGTCTCCTGTGACGAGTGTCAGGGTGTATAATCGAGGCTCCGCCTCGTCTTCAGTGTTTCCACCAAATCCTGGGCAAAGCATTGACGGAGGTGCTCCTGGGGCTGCTGTGTCAGTGCCTGATGATTCGGCGAGAGAATTTATGTATCTCGGGAATAATAGCTGGATCTCTCATGAGATAGGCTGATGGCAAAACTTCCGCTTATTGGTGGGGCGTATTCGCCTAGAAGCATAATCGCTAACTGCCAGCGATGTATTAATCTCTATCCTGAGATCAATACTCGTGATGCACCCGCTCCGATGACTCACTATCAACGCCCTGGATTAAAACCCCTGGCTCAAGGTCCGAATGCACCAGTTCGAGCATTATACAGGGCTAGTAATGGCAATGGCTATGCAGTCATTGGCAATAGTGTGTTTGCTGTTACTCCCACCTGGCAACTTCAGTTATTGGGGCAAATCGCTCCTGGTAGGACTAATCCTGCTAACTTTATTGATAACGGTACTTTTGCCATAGTCGTAGATGGTTCTCCGAATGGGTGGGCCATAAACTTGAGCAATAATGCCTTCGCACAACTTGAAGATCCTACGGGGCTGTTTCGTGGTGCCACTCGAGGTGACTATATTGACTCGTTTCTTCTATTTAATGTGCCTGGTGGTACTAGTAACGAGTGGATTAGTTCTCTTTCTGGAACTATTACCTTTGATCCCACATATTTCGCTTTTAAGACTGCTTACCCGGATCCACTCCAGACTCTAATCGTCAACAATCACGAGATTTTACTCATCGGTCAGCTCAAAACCGAGGTCTGGTATAATGGTGGTCTCGCTACCTTCCCATTCCTGATGATTCAGGGAGTGTATCATGAGCACGGCACTGTTGCTAGGTATTCGGTGGCGAGTTCTGACATTTCGGTGTTCTGTCTTGGTTTGGATCTTCAAGGCCAAGGTGTTGTTTGGAGGTTCATCGGATACGACTCGATACGTATCTCGAATCATGCTCTGGAATATCAGATCAGGAAGATGGCCGCAACAGTCGGAATAGAAGATGCAATTGGGTATGTTTACCAGGTGGATGGACACTATTTCTACGTGCTTCATTTTCCCAAGGGCGATCAGACTTGGGTCTACGACGATACCATTAAAGATCCTATGACTGCCTGGCATCAAGAGGGCTGGTCAGATCCGATCACCGGATTTCTGCATAGGCATAGAGGTAATTGTCATGCTTTCTTTAATGGGACTAATGTGGTGGGTGATTGGCAGAACGGAACATTATATGCTATGGACCTGGATACGTACACGGATACAGTGAATGGAGAAGTGTGCTCGATTCAGTGGTTGAGGACGTTCCCTCATATTGGCGCTGGTGAAGTTGAGTTTGGGCCTTATGGCAAGAGACCCATTCCGGCAGATGGGCGAAGGATTCAATTTACAGCGTTTATGTTAGATCTGGAGTGTGGCATGGCCCCGCTTGGGGCCAATGGCGAGTCTCCGAGAGTAGCCGTGCGATACTCGGATGATCGGGGAAGAACTTGGAGCCATGATACTATGCAACCGGGTGGTGAAATAGGCCAGTATCTCACTTGGCCTACCTGGCGAGGCTTGGGTATAGCAAGAGATCGAGTGTTTGAAGCGGAATATGCGTTTCAAGGGCCTGGAGCTTTGAACGGAGCTTGGGTAGAAGGGACTGTACTCGAGACATAAGGATATGTCATGAGTGATACAGATTCAGAGGTTGGTGGGGCTACAGCAGAAAGTAGTGCTGCCTATGTAGGTCTGCCTGTGGCCCTAGCTCCGGTGCTGACACCGAAAGGCCACATGACAGGACATTGGTACCGATACTTCCAGAGCCTCTGGCTCAAGACCTCTAGTGGGCTTCCGGCTGCAATTACGCTGGGAAGTCTAATGACTCAACAAAATCATACTGCTGCTCAGCTGGCAAATACTACGGTTACGGCTGGAGGTGCGAGTACAAGTGCTGCAGCGGCTAACGCAGCTGTCACAGCAGAGACGGAGAGATCAATTGCAGCGGAAGATAATTTGCAGACGCAGATCAATTCGTTGGCTCAAGCGGTTGATGGATTGACAATTAGTGGCACAACCGGGAGCCCACCAGCGGGCTCTCCGGTGAACTCACTTCAGGTTACTCATGGAGGGGTTAACTATTTGATTCCGCTGTACGCCGCATGACTCCATTTCTTGTCATGGCCTTACCGCGAAGCCGTACGGCATGGCT